TTGAGGCGCTGCCGCGCTTGCATGAACGTTGTCGCAGAGTTTGGATCGACGTTCAGCACGCCAACACTGTTATTCGCGTTTTGATACGCGAAAAGCGCTGCGCGGGTGTCCATTTCTTGCGCGATTTGCTCCATTGCGGGCTTCAAGTATTGCTCTGAGATTTCAGACTTCGAACGCTCCATCAAGATAGCTTCTTCGAAATCGTCGAACTCGAAGTCAACGCCGAAGATTTGATTGCATGCAACTGTCGTGTTGATGCGATTGATCGGCTGCGGAGAATATCCAAGTCCGTCGCGGATCAAGAAGCGCTGCGGAAGCTTCTTGCGAATCACTTCACCGACAGGGAACTCACGCTCGAATTCTTTGTTGTCAGCTGTGTTGAAGTACTGACAAACTTCGAGCATGTTGATAAGTAGGCGGAGAGCTTCCTCTGCTACCCAATCGGGAAATACATATTGGCCTTCTGCCATTGTCGTTCAAACCTTCTGCGGTAGCACGCCGCTGAAATTCGCTCGAACTTTAGTTAGGTTTCTTGCGCCGCTTCTCGCGCTCTGCTTTGTTCATGCGCTCGCGATACAACTCGCCACGCTCTTCAGTTGACAAGTCTTTGCGCTTCCAAGCAGCGTCGGGCGAGCCGTCGTCTTCAGGAGCAGAAGAGCCGCCAGCTGCTTCGACCGGGGCTTTGCCAGCTTTCGTCAAGTTGTCTTTCTTCGGAGCTGGCTCTTCGGCTTTCTTCCCCTGCTTTGCAAGCTCTGCTTTCACGCCCGCTTCGAGCGCTACAAGCTTGCGGATCGCGCGCGTCACTGTCTTAGCGTCTTTCGCTTCGGCAAGCAGCTCGTCAAGCTTCGGGTCAGTACCGAGAACAAACATCAGATCAGTGAACACGTCGCTGTCGTTCAAGAACATAAAGAAAGCAGGTGCGTCGTTGAGCGTCGCCGCCAACTTATCGACAGTTTTCTTCACGTCTAGCCCGTCAGCTTTGTCACCGTACTTCGTTTTGATCTCAGCTTGCCATGTCTTGACGCTTTGCTCTTGCTGTTGCGCAGCAGTGCGAATCTGCACTTGCTGATTCGTGTACGCAGTTTTGTCTTCTTCGTATTTGTCTAAAGCCGCTTCGTACTTCTCGCTATCGAGCGCGCCGTTCAGCATGAATTCTGCCATCTTCGGGCGCTTCGGCATTTCGAGAAGCTTCGGAGTAGCAGCTTCGACTTTCTTTTCTTCTGGCTTTTTCTTGCCCGTACGATACTCTTCTAATTCTTTCTCGGCAGCTTCGCGTGCAGCTTTCAGAGTATCGCGCTCGGTTTCAAGAGCGCGCCAGTTCTTGTCTTGTTCTTGCTTAACTGCGTCTTTGTCTTTTTTTGCTGGCCCCGACCCAGCATTCTTATCGGGTATTGACGCTGCCGAGGCGTCCTCTTTCGGCGGAACTTTTGTTTCTTCGAGTAGCGGCATCGTACCGTCTTTGAGCCACGCAGCACGCTCTTCGTCGCTGAAGTGCTCGACTTCTTTGTGCTGTGGCGGCGTGCTAACTGCCGCTGGCGTCTGATTCGTTGCCATTACCTTCTCCTTGTGCTTGCTGCGCTGTTGCTAAAGCCGTTTGTTTATCTACGATGCTGTGTTCGTGCGCGTGATCTTCTTTCTTCATCGCAATTTCATGAGCTGCGCCGTGATTCTCTTTCCATACGGTCATGAATTCTTCCATGCGTTCACTTTGACTCTGCATTTTTGTAGTGACTTCTGCGATTAGCACCTTAACGTCAACGTCTAGCTGATGCATTTTCATCGCATACTCGTTGTCGATAACCTTCCCAGCCTTCTCCAACTTCAGCTTCTCAAGCTCTTTCTGCATCTCGACGATGACTTGCTGTTGCTGTGCTGCTTGTTGCTGCGCTTGCTGAAGCGCTGCGCCTTTCTGCTTCTCTGCGTCGGGAGGATCGAGCAAGTCCGCCATTTCGTCGCCGAGCGGACCAAGCGCCGCGAGCCGGATGTTCAGCGCCAGTAGCTTTGCAGCCGCCCCTGGCGGCGCTATCGCCGCTATTTGCTGAAGCTCGCTCATAACGCCTTGCAGCAAATCTTTTACGCTGTCGCGGCGCGAAGCAGCGTCTTTATCAGTCGAGATCGTAACGCCATGATCTCCAGTAACGGCATCGTAGTGCTGCTGCACTGCTTGTCCGTTAGCATCTTTCTCAATGTACTGCTCGTCGTTGATCGTGATCGTCTTGAACTCGCCATCAGCTTTCATGATCGCGATGTCGCGCTTTGTGTCGTAAACGTACGGGAACCAATCGTCTACGATACGCCCACCGTGCTCCATCGAGAAGTTCGCATTGTCAATGAAGTGAAACGTGCCACGATCTTCGTTTGATTCGATTTCTTTTAGCGCAACGCCAGATTTCTCGTTCACGCGCTGCGCAGCTACGGGGAGGTCGCTCCCGCCGCATGCCGTGCGAATCGCGCGGCGCGCAGCTTCTGCGAATACTTCATAAGTCTGAAAGTTTGGCTGAAACTGGGGGCGTGACGGCAATGGGAGCAACTTACCTGGGTCTGTCGGATCGACGACAGCATCAACTTGCACGAACGGGCGAGGAATCTTATTCAGATTTTCCCATGCTTCGCGATCTGTCTCGAATTGCCCTGCATAGCCAATAAGCGGAGACTTCGGAGCCATACCGGCTTCTTCTGCTTCGCTAGACCGGATGTAGCAATACGCCATGTAGGGGTCGCGCGCTAGACGAACAAGCGACATCATCTTGCGCTTTGAGCCGCCACCTTCATCGACCCACATTTCTTTCCCGAACATCGGAACGAGCGGAATCCAGCGAATCGGTATTTCGTCGCTTTCTTCGAGAATTTCAAGCCCGTTCGTCCAATACTGCTTAATGCGCCGCGTCTCAATTGTGCGGTCGCGCCGGATGCGCTTCTTGTTATTTTCATCCGCGAGCCACTTCTCTTCACGCTTCTTCGGGTCAGTATCCGTACCAGGCAATTCATCGCCATACAGCGCTGCGCGATCTTCTTTATTCTTCAAGCCGTCGAGCAAGTACAACTTCTTGCGCTTGATGATCGCTTTGTAGTACGCAGCGACGCGAACAATGTTCTCCATCTGCCAGCCAGGAGCCGCTTGAGAGTAATCACCTTGCCAATCGATGAACTTAGCGTTCTTCCAGCGCCGCTTGAATTCGCTGCGCTGCAGGCGCTCTTCGACGAAGCACTCTGTCATATCGCTAGCGTCTTGCTCGCGAAAAGAAGGATTCGGTATGACGCTGTTTGGATTTGCGATGCGATAAATGTATAACTCTTGCTCAAAAAGTTTTTCAGGAGATGTCTTCGCCAGCTCGTTGTATTGCTCTTCTGTCAAGCCATCAGCTACGAGCCGCGCATTAATTCCGAACCAGCCGACGCTGCGCTCAACAGCGCCTTGAAACGCTGTGATAAACGCACTCTGAGCGCGCGAGTTATACTGAATCTCGCGCATCTTATCTTCACGCAGTAGCGCCGTGACAGGCGTTGCACCGGCTCCGCGCGGATTGATCTTGATCGCGCGCTTGTTCTGGCGGAGATCATTGACAAGCTGATTCACGTAGGGAGAAAGTTCATCCCACGTCATTACTGGCCGGTCGTACTTATCTCTAAACTCGCGCTCTTTCGCGTCCCACGGATCACCGGCAACACAGAGCATGTCACGGTCACCTTCTTCGATGATCGGACGCCAGCCTTCGTAGAAGGTCGTGTAGTTCTCACGGATTTCTTTCAAGATCGGCGAGTTGGGATTTTGTTCAAGCATTAAAGTATTTCTCGACCGCTGACTTCAACTGCTCATAAAACTGCTTGTCCGTGATTCCCCGTGATTGCAAAAACTCTCTGTCAACGAGCAAGAAATTCTTTTTACCGTTCGTATGCACTTCGACTTCAACAGATGCTATCGCGCCGCTCGCCGGATCAGTAGTGATACGCATACGTCTCGCTCTCAAAATGCTGATTCCCGCGCTTCACAGAAGTCTGCCCACGACCAGCGCGTTTCTTGCGTTTGCGGCTAAGTCCTGCTTCACTCAGCGCAATAGCAATAGCCTGCTTGCGGTTCTTCACAACCGGCCCTTTCTTCGAACCGCTGTGCAGCGTACCAGCCTTGAACTTCTCCATCTCTTGCTTCACACCTGCGCGGCCTTGCTTAACGGGCATCTCAGTTCACCATTCCCGTCGTTGCAGGCAGCTCTGCGACTATCGCGCATTCACCAGTCTCTATGACAATCCGGCCTTGCACGCGTAACGCTACACCGTTGCAGCGCAAAACAGCTTGCGTTCCCATTGCCGGAACGAAACCCATGCGGCGTCCAGCGAGCAAGATTTTCGTCTCAATGCGATTCAGGAGACGCGCTTTGTTGATTGTTGGATTCACTGGATCGCTTCCCCTCTCGCAAACTTCCCCATCGCTTCCATCGTTAGCCGCTTCTCAAGTCCGTGCTGATACGCTTGAAACATCGTGTCGAGCACCATCTGCCGCAAGTGATCGTGCCTATCGACACAGTGCTTACAAATCATCGCGTCGTTGAACGTCAACTTGCGTACGACTTTCGAAAAGCGATGCTTCTTAACGCGCTCAGGCGGTCCGCTGCATTCGCTGCACTTCATCGGCAACTCTTCGCGCGGAATCCAGCGCTTGCAATCGTAGCAGCGCCACTTCGGGGCTTGCCCGCGCATCCGCTTCAGATCGTCGCTGAAGTGATGCTGAAGCAGCGCGAGAAACTCACTCGGTTCGAGTGCGCGAACGTTACCCATCTACTTGGCGAACAGTTCAGGATGCAACTCTTCGAGTGCCGCGACCTGCCGTTCGAGCTTCGCAACCCGCTGCTCGACAGTCTGCGGCGCAGCAGGCTCTACGCGATGCTGAACGCCATGCGCATGCTGCGCTGCGTGTTGCGAACTGCCTTTGAAATTATCCGCCATTTCACTTCCTCCTGATTTTCATCCAAGAATCGTATGCTTCATCACCATTCAAGTACCAAAGAAAACTCTTGCTGGCGTCTTGCTCGCCGTGCGCTTCTGCACCCCGAGCTAGGGGCTTAGGAAGAAGGGATGCTCTAGTCCCATCCGGGCATCGATTCCCGGTTACGCCGCCCGCGCCAGCACGGTCGGTTCTTCCGGCGCGCAAGAAATTAATGCCATTCATGTTCATTCTGTCTTCTCGCTGCTCTCTTGCTCTTCGCTGTCTGCTTTGTCGGTGTTCGACTTCCCCGGCATCGAAATGCCAAGATGCTTCTCGACGTGCGCTGCAAGCTTGTGACCTTCGCCGTCACCAAAGACGTGCGGCTCGGGCTTATGCTCGTAGTTCGTGAAATGATGCGTCGCGATCACGCCGCCGTTCTGCGCTTCTTCAAGACGAATATGTTCAAGTTGCTTCGCGCGCATCTTTGGAGCGTGCGGCTCTGCTGCGACTTCTTTCATTGCGCCGTGAGATGCCATATCACTTACCTCCAAGAACGCGATTTGCTTTCGCCCTGATCCGCGCTGCGCTTGCTGCCGAGAGCTTCCCTTTGCGCACCATCTGCGTCGCACGTGCTTTGGCATTTGCAGCGTGAGAACGATCAGGCATCGGATATTTTCTTGCGCCAGGCAAACCAAACTTGCTGCTCGGCAATGCTTTGCGGCGCTCGGCTTTAAGCTTAGCCATATCTGACGCCTCGTGTTCCTGTGCCAGACGGCGCAGGTTTCGCCTTTTGCGGCGCTTGCTCTTTTATCGCAACACCTAAAGTCCTAAACCCATCAGCTGGATGTGACGCCCAATCATGCAGCGGCTTACGTGAATACGTGCGCAAGTCTTTGTCATACTCATATTGATAACAGCGCAAGCCGCGCAAGCCATCTTTGCAGCGTGCTGCGTCGAAGTAGCATTTCGAGAAGATTGCGCGAGTCGCAGCGATACCGTCTTCGACACTGAGCTTCTTAGCGCAGCGCACGCTTCCTTTACCGAAATGATCTGCAAGCTGCTCTTCGACGCTGCGACCAGTGCCAAGCTCTTTAGCAGCACCGTCCCATGGTAGCCAATGCACGCCGTAAGCGTATGGACGCTCTTTCAACTGCTTGACGTAATGCGAGAGCGCATTCAGTTCGCCGCTTTCGTAATCGATGATACGAAACTCAAAGCCAATACTCTGCGCGAACCAAATCGCAGTAGCATCGCCAAAGCCCAAGTCCCAAAACGTATGAACCGGATGCGCCGAATCCCACGGGACGCGCGCGACGCGCTGCTCTTTCTCAGCAGCTTGAATCTCTTTCTTATAGATCGCGCCTTCTACTGTGCTGCGCAACGTGCCTTCATAGACGTGATCGCATTCGTCTGCGTCGCGCTTGCGAAGGGCTTCCATCTCGCGCTGAAGCACGCCAGTAAACCATGGGTTATCGCGCCAGTTGATGTTGACGACTTTCGCCAAGTCGTGCGCGTTCGAGATGAACATCTTGTAAACTTCGTCGTCTTCAAACTCTGGGTTGAATGAAAACCAAATCTCTGAAGACTCTTTGCGGATTGTGGGAATCAAAATGCTTAACGAGCGCTTCGACATCGATTGCGCTTCTTCGCACCAGCATATGTCTACATCTTCGTAGCTCTTGATGTTCTCGACAGATTGCCGAACGCCGGCAAAGAAAAACTCTGTACCATTCGCGCCGACAATATTCTTCAACTGCACGCGATAAAAGTCGCCAAGCGATAACGCTGCGATCTGATCAGTGAGCGTTTGATGTACAGACTCTTCAATCGACTTCATCGTTTCGCGCGCACAAAGAATGCGCAGCTTTTTTTGCGTACCGAGTATCAGCAACGCGCGTGCAATGCCCCAAGACTTACCGGCACCACGACCGCCGTATGTTACTTTATAGCGCGACGGCTCGAACAAGAAGCGTAACTTCTCAGGGAAGTCAGCGCGAACGCTGTGAACTTCTTGCTCTACTGTTGCTGTGGCTGACAGAAAGCTACCTCGATCTTGAATGGATGTTCGTCAGAACCTTCATGCTGAATCAACTGCACTGGCATTCCACGCTTGTACTCGACAGCGCGACGGAAACAACTCCACGCTACAGGATCAAGCGGGATTGGAATGATTTGCTGCGAACCATCAGGGAGTGCAATCACTTCATAGCCGGTCATGAAGTAACGCCAAAACTTTGCTTCAATGTCATCGTCGAGAATACGGCGGAAGAATGCGCGTGTCTGCTCTTTCTTTTCAGGCGTGGATTTATTTGGCGTGCCTTTTTGTCGGCCACCAGTCTTCGCAAGTCCGGTTGGACGGCCAGGCCCAGGCTGCTGCATCACTCGGCTCCTGCTATCTGTTTTCTAAAATAGAATTCAGCGGGCAGCATCTCCGTGGGGGTAGCGCTGCCCGCTCGGGACTTCGTTTCACTGAGGTGGTAAGACTTCGCAGCACACAACGTCGCTTCCCCTTCCCGCTGAGCGCCGCGTTTGTCGTGAAGAGTCACGTTGAGTAGAGAAACTACGCGAAGCGCAAAACTCTTGTCTACGTCTTTCTCGACGCGCAACAGCATCGTGGCAAGCTAGCGCGCTACTAAGTAGCGTAGCGCTAGCCGCCGTTGCGACTCGTCAAAACGCTCAAATTTCCTCGTCAAAACGCTGCGTTTTAGCAAACCCTAGGGAATTCGTCAAAACGCTCTTGATTCTAAAAGACTTATTTTCGTCAAAACGCTCGAAAATTTCGTCAAAACGCTCGAAAATACGATTCGTCAAAACGTCAAAACGCTCGTCAAAACGCTACGCGATTTCCACCATTAGAAACGGATCGAAAAATAACTCTAGCGAAGTACGTATACTATGCTATAGTAACGACGTTTTTCTCGAAGAGAGGTGCTCGCGTGCCGGAAATACCGCCAGGACATATCACTGTAAATGAAGCAATACAAGTCTCATCTTACTCGCGCGGCTACATCTATATTCTCTTGCGCGACAGAAAGATCAAGAGTGTTCAAATGAAGTTTGGCCGCATGCGCATCTATCTACTCGACAAGCAGTCGCTCCTTGATTTCATGTCGTCGAATAGCCGGAGCGCTGTCGATGCCACGGCAGTCTAGCCTCGAAGCGATTCTCGCGAAGTTCGAGCGCGTCGAGAAGCACGGCGCGTCGTACAAAGCGTTGTGCCCGTGTCATGTAGACGCGAAGCCATCGCTGTCCATTACCGAGAAAGACGGCAAGATTCTGCTTCACTGTCATGCCGGTTGCGCTTACGAAGACATTATCAAGAAGATCGGCCCGTTTGAAGTTGCCGCTTACGATTACGCCGATGAAACAGGGAAATTGCTCTATCAGAGCGTGCGCTTTGAGCCGAAAGAGTTCAAGCAGCGACAACCTGTAAATGGTCATTGGCAATGGACGATTAAAGGCGTTCGTCTCGTTCTTTATAATCTCAGAGAAGTACTCGCTTCTGAGTTAGTTGTCATTGTAGAGGGTGAGAAAGATGCGGAAACGATTCGCGCCCTCGGCTTCACAGCAACGACGAGCGCGATGGGTGCAAAGAACTGGCGCGCTGAATATACTGAGTTCTTGCGCGGGAAGCACGTCATCATCACGCCAGACAACGACGCGGCTGGAGAGAAGTATCTCGACGAAGTAGCGCGGTCACTGATCGGTAAAGCTGCGAGCGTGAAGATCGCGCGCGTGCCGGAGAAATACAAAGACATAAGCGATTGGAATCCGCCAGTAGCGACTTACGCACTGATGATCGAGAACGCCGTCGAGTGGAGCGACAAGCCGCCCGATAACTGGCGGCAAATGTTTCATAGCTTCGAAGACTTCGAGAATGCACCACCGCTCTCGTTCGCAATAGAAGGCTTCCTGCAAAACGATGCGATCACGGCGATAGCCGCCCTGCCCGGTCATAGTAAGACGCTCACGGCGCTGTCGATTTGCAGAGCGCTGCTGTTCGGACCTGGGAAGCTATGGAATCTGTTCCCTATAACGACGCGCGCAGAGCGTGTGATTTATCTCATACCAGAGTCAACGATAACGCCATTCAAGCACAGGCTGAAACTATTCGGTTTGTACGATGAGCTTCAAAACGAGCGGCTGTTAGTTCGCACGCTCTCAAAAGGGCCAACGCCACACTTAGATGACAAAGCGATACTCTACGCCGCGCAAGGAGCGCACGTCATCGTCGATACTGCGATTCGCTTCGTGGATGAAGGCGACGATAACTCTGCAAGCGATATGGCGCGCGGCTTGAGCGAAGACTTAATGAGTCTGTTGCGCGCTAAGGCGAAGACTATTTTAGCGCTGTTTCATTCTGCGAAAGCGTTCGGAACCGCCGATACGATGACGCTCGAAAACATGATCCGTGGTAGTGGCGAATTAGGAGCTATTCTCGCAACTGCGTGGGGAATAAAACAGATCGATAAAGCGTTGAATACGATTCACATTGAGAACGTGAAGCCGCGAGATTTTCAGCCAGTCGGAGCATTTCAACTTATCGGTAGACCGTACATCGATAAGGATGGAGACTTTATGCTTCTAAAAAGCCCTGACGATTGTGGCTCGCTGAGCGATGAACAGCCGAGCACTGATCGGCGTTCGAATAAAGACAAGAAGCAAGCTAAGATCGCAAACATGGCGTTATACTCCGAGTGGATAGAAAAAGAGCCAGCATTGACGCACGAAGAAGCGCGAAAAAGATTCACGGAGAAAGAGATCAAGCTAACGCTTGAAGCGATACGCGGCTATGCGCATGAGCTGAGGAAGAAGAATGAATAGAGAAGAGTACCATATCTATTTACAATCATGGGAATGGGCTAGGTTGCGTCAAGAAGTCATGGAGCGTGCTTTTAATGAATGCGAGCGCTGTGAAAAATTTTCTGCCGTTCATGTTCATCATCTAACTTATAAGCGTGTAGGACATGAAGAGCTTGAAGATTTGCAAGCTGTTTGTGAAGATTGCCATAAGTTTCTTCACAAGCTCAGCGATTACGACCCAAAGAAAGGTTATGAGCGCGGCCCTAGTGTCGAAGAAGCGAACGCTCAACTTGTTTACGTCAACGGCTGGTGGAGAAAAAGAGGGGAGTTTTAGTGATGTATGACCCAATCTACTCAACCAACATCGGTCTTTGCGGCTTCCGCTGCCGCGTCGTTAGAGCAGACGGAAAGCCGTGCACGAAAGTCGTGCGCAGTTACAGAGGAATTGTTATGCACTGCTTTCGCGTTCATGGGTTAAGAGCGCAGATGAAGTTATTCGATGCGCCGCTCGCGCTAGAAGAGAAGAAAGTCGAGGTAGTTGCGAAATGAAACCCTACTACCAACACGCGGGCATCACCATCTACCACGGAGATTGCAGCTTATGAGCGCAGATTCTTCGAGCGTTTTAATCGGCCAGAATGTGCGTCACGCTCGCAAAGCGATGCACTGGAATCAGACGAAGCTTGCCAAACTTCTTGGAGTAACGCGACAAACACTCCTGTCCTGGGAGCAAGGCGCGACGCATATTCCAAGCGACAAACTTATTCAAGCGTCAAAGCTACTTGGCCGCGATATTAGATTCTTCTTCGAGGAAGAGCACGCGGCGCTGAGGTATATGTGAGGCCCTACTATCAACATGCCGGAATCCAAATCTACTTAGGAAAGTGCGAAGAAATACTTCCCTCCATCCTGCCCGGGGTGGGCATGAATCCGGCTTATGATTTGCTCTGTACTGACCCGCCTTACGGGATTGGCGCTGACCGCAACTTGCGAGCTAATAAGCAACACGGCAAGGCATTTGCTCCCTCGCGGGACTATGGAGAAGGTGACTGGGACAGCCAGCCACCTAGCAAAGAAATCATCCAATTCGTCCGTGACTGTGCTCGCTGGCAAGTCATCTGGGGAGGAAATTATTTTGAACTGCCGCCATCCCGGGCATGGCTAGTTTGGGACAAAGAAAACGGAAATAACGGCTACGCTGATTGCGAACTCGCATGGACAAATCTAGACCAGGCCGTGCGGCGGAAAAAGTATCAATGGATGGGGATGCTGCAAGAGCACATGGACAGGAAAGAGGAGCGCGTCCACCCAACGCAAAAACCCGAAGAAGTTATCCGTTGGGCTATCCGGCAAGCGCCAGAAGATTGCCTGACCGTCCTTGACCCCTTCATGGGCAGCGGCACAACACTCCGCGCAGCCAAAGACTTAGGCCGTCGCGCCATCGGCATAGAAATCGAAGAGAAGTACTGCGAGATAGCGGCTAAGCGATTGCAGCAAGAAACGATTTTTCAAGCGTCGAGCGATGGGCCTTCGATACTGCCAGCCGCTTATGTCGCGCCAGTAAAAAAACCGCCGAAGCCGAACATGACGGACTTCATCCAATCCAAGCTAAACGAAGGCAAGAGCGTTGACGAAGCGCTCGCTGCGTGGAAGGAGCTATAGATATGCCTAAGAAGCAAGCAACATATCACCCGAACCTCTTCGAGCCAGTAGCCGAGCCTCCGCAACCCTCGACCTCTTCGCCGCCGAGCGCGCCGCCGAAGATTGATAACCCTTGCCCGCGCTGCGGCGCTGCTGGCCGCAAGAGCGTACGCCCGAGAGAAAGCGGCGGGAGCCATTACTGTACGGCAGGGTGTCTGAGCGAAGATCGAACGGATAGCTTTTATTTTACGCCGAAGGCGGAGACATTCGACGAAGCGGCGGCGAGAGAAGAAGCGAAGAAGATTGTGACGAGCGAGCCACATGTCGTATTTGATGAAGTAATTGTAACCGAAATCACAAAAGAACCAATGCCAGCGCCACGAAACGGTCATTCCCTGCTAAAGGAAGCTCCACATAAACCTTATTATCAAGAAAATGGAATCACGCTTTATCTCGGAGACTGCCGAGAAATACTGATGTGGCTCGCTCCGCAAAGCGTGGATTGCGTCATAACTGACCCACCGTATGGGATAGATTATGATAGCGGTCCTGATGGGCATGCAGGTAAAGGCAGCGGGCGGCGCAGTAGCATTGATGATCGCTTGGAAGGCGATAAAACTCCCGCGCTCTATAAATCGCTTGGCATTCTTCGTGCTCACTGCAAGCCGGATTGCTCGCTCTACATCTTCTATGCTTGGAATAAAACTGTCGAAACGATTCAGGCCGTGGAGAATGGCGGTTTCGAAGTTCGTAACATCATCGTGTGGAACAAGAACCGCGCGCCGTTTACTGGAGCGCAATATAAATGTAAGAGTGAACTAATGCTCTATTGTTACTTAACTGGCGAGTCTCCACAGTGGCACGGAAAGGCCAATGAAAACAATGTATGGGATTATGATATTGAGGCGGTGAACGAATACCATCCTACTCAGAAACCAGTGCCACTTCTGAAGCGAGCTATCAAAAATTCGAGCAGGGAAGGCGACCTAGTTCTTGATCCATTCTGCGGGAGTGGGAGCACGCTTAGGGCGGCAAAAGACCTCGGCAGGCGTGCCGTAGGCATCGAGATCGAAGAGAAGTACTGCGAGATCGCCGCCAAGCGGCTGAGCCAGGGGGTGTTAAGTCTATAGCTGTCTATAACTTAGGGGCACTTAAAAATAAATTAAAATAAGTCTTGACAAGGTTTGGAGATGGTATATAGTGGCAAGCGTTGGAGGAACGACATGGCCAGAAAGCAAATGTTCGATAAGTACGACAGGCCAACAATCCATCATTACCTAGCGCAGCGCAAGGAAGCTATCCGTGAAGCAGTTGAGGCGGCTGTCGAAGATGCTAAGGCCGAATTGCCACAACCTCAACGCCTCGACTTTGATGGAATGCCATTGAATTGGGAAGAGCATGAGTACGAAAAGATGCTTGATTACAAGTCATTCTTGGCAGGCGATGATCAATGAAGCTCGTCCTCATCAAGCTCGAACCGAAGCTCTTCCAGCGCATCGAGAAGATAGCGCTTGGCGAGAAGCGCAAGCCAGGGCCGATGATCGTTATTCTTTTGGAGAGGTATCTCAATGGCCGCTAATCGCTGGATGCTCGAAGGAAGTATCGCGCCGGAAGCTCTTTGCCGTTGCGGTCATGCTGCGAGCGGACATCTCCACGGCAAGTCATGCGGGTATAGCGACCCGACGACGTTCAAGTTTTGCAAGTGCGAGATGTTCAAGGGTTTCCAAGTAAATCAAAATCAAACAGGAGATGAAATGTCAAAAGAAAAGAAGCAACGCAAGAAGAGCGAGGGCCGCACCCCGACCCTAGCCCCTTATACCGATACCCTGGCAGGCAAGACCATTTACATGAATCACGACGGCAAAGAGCATACCGCAACTGTGCTAACCAGCGGCGCGATTCGGATGGGGGAGAAGGACTTCACGTCGCCGTCGAGCGCGGCAGGCGCGATCCTTGGCAAGAACAAGAAAGGCAAGCAACTCCAAGCGGACGGCTGGCGCTGCTGGAGGTTCAACAAGGATGGTGAGCGCGTCGAGTTGAACGTTCTGCGTGGGAAGGATAGTCCGCTAAAGGCTGCGGCGGCCCCCAAGCGCGAGAAGAAAGCCAAAGTCGCCAAGTCCTCTTCCCTCAAGCCCCATAAGCCCCGCGCTGCACGCAAGAGCAAAGCATCTAAAGCAAACGGCGCTGAAACTGCATCGACTAGCGCAGCGCAGCAAGAAGCGAGCGCGTAGTATCATGAGCGCAACGATCAGCCACGGCAGTAACGCAGATTGCCCTGACGTGCAGAGCGGTCGAGCAACGCACTGTCCGACGCATC